GTATAATGATGCTTATATCTTGGTTGAAGTTAACAACACCAACCAGATTGCTGACATATTACACTCTGATTTTGAATATGAGAACTTATGGAAGGTACATACAGGTAATAAGAAACCACAACAATTGTCTACCGGTTTCGCCAGAGGTGTTCAGATGGGTGTCAAAATGTCACCCCAAGTTAAGAGAATTGGTTGTACTAATTTAAGGTCTTTGGTTGAAGGTGACAAATTAATGTTACAGGATTTTAACACTTATTCTGAACTTACCACTTTTATTGCCCAAAAGAACTCTTGGTCAGCAGAAGTTGGTGCCAATGATGACTTAGTAATGTGTTTAGTTATGTTTGCTTGGGTAACAACTCAAAAATATTTTAAAGAAATTGTTAACCATGACATCCGTAAACAGATGCAACTGGAAAATATGAACCAGATTGATGAGATTACACCTCCAGAAATGATAATGGAAGATGGTCTTTCACATAACTTTGCCGTAATGGGTGGGGATGTATGGGAAGATGCTCATTCCGGTGGTGTCTATCAGAATTGGGTGAATGATGCCTTAAAACAATTCTAAAAACAACAATTCATAAATATCTCTATGGTATTCTAATACCACAGAACACATAATAATTCAAGGAGAATCAAATGGCGTTTCAAATCTCTCCAGGCGTAAATGTATCAGAAGTTGACTTAACAACCGTTGTTCCTTCAGTTCTTACGACCTCTGGTGCTTTTGCTGGTTACTTTACATGGGGACCAGCAAATTTAGTTACTACTGTAAGTAGTGAAATTGTTTTAACACAACAATTTGGTAAACCAGATTCAAACTCTGCTGTTGCCTTCTTTACAGCGGCAAACTTCTTAGCCTACGGAAATAACTTAAATCTAGTTCGTACAGTAGGTTCTGGTTCAGTTAACGGTTCAGCTAATTCATCTGCAACACAAGTACAAGTTGCAAACGAAAATATATTCCAAGCCACATACTTAAGCGCTAACAATGCAAACGCTTATGGTGGTTTTATGTCTAGATATCCAGGTGCTCTAGGAAATTCATTGACAGTTTCTGTCTGTGACAATTCTACCAACTTTGCCACATGGAACTACAAGTCATATTTTACAGCAACTCCAAACACATCAACACAAACAGCAAGCGCTGGCGGTGCATATGATGAGATGCACATTGCTGTTATTGACTCGGGCGGTTTATTTTCAGGTTCAGTTGGTACTGTTCTAGAAACATATCCATTTGTATCTAAAGCATCCAATGCTACTGTAAATGGTCAATCAAACTACTATAAACAAGTTGTATTCAATAACTCAAAATATGTTTATGCTGTAGATCCTGTTGACTATGCAAACACAGCCGCTACATGGGGTCAAACAAACAGTACCACATTTAGACAATTGGTTACAAATCAAACATTGCCATTGACTGGTGGTAAAGATGCCGTTCCAACAGAAGGTAATATTGAATCTGGTTTCAGTTTATTCTCAAACAAAGATACTTTAAATATTTCTTTGGTATTGACAGCTGATGCTTCAGCAAACGTACAAAACTATGTTATCTCTAATATCGTTAATACTCGTGCTGATTGTGTTGCATTTATTTCTCCACCACTAAGTGCTGTTCTTAACCAAACAGGATATGAAGCCGCTAACATTACAACATGGTTGAACAGTTTAGGTATCACATCTTCATATGCTTTTGCCGATTCTGGTTGGAAATATCAATACGACAAATACAATAATGTATATCGTTGGATTCCATTGAACGGTGATATTGCTGGTCTATGTGTATACACAGATTCTATAAAAGACCCATGGTTCTCACCAGCTGGTTATAATCGTGGTGCTATCAAGAATGCTATCAAGTTGGCATGGAATCCTACTAAAACAGATAGAGATACCATTTATGCCGCAGGTGTAAATCCTGTAGTATCTTTCACTGGTCAAGGTATTATCCTATACGGAGACAAGACTCTACAATCTAAGCCTTCTGCTTTTGATAGAATCAATGTACGTAGATTGTTTATCACACTAGAGAAAACAATTTCTACTGCTGCTAAGTTCTCATTGTTTGAATTGAATGACGCATTTACACAAGCACAATTTGTTGCTTTGGTAACTCCATTCTTGAGGGATGTTCAAGGACGCCGTGGTATTACAGACTTTAGAGTAGTTTGTGATTCAACTAACAATACACCACAAGTAGTAAATTCAAATCAATTTGTCGGTGATATTTACATCAAGCCAACAAGATCCATTAATTTTATCCAATTGAACTTTGTTGCTGTCAATACTGGTGTTGATTTTAGCACAGTAGTCCTTTCAGCCTAATAAATAAATCCAATACAGGAGAAAACAATGGCATTTAATATAGCAGAATTTAAAGCAAATTTGACAGGTGATGGTGCCCGTCCAAATTTGTTTTCAGTTACAATGGTATTGCCTACGATTGTTACTAACGGCTCCGCAGCGAGCCAAAAATTAACTTTCATGGCAAAAGCCGCTCAACTACCAGGTTCTACAATTGGTACCGTTCCTTTAAACTATTTTGGTCGTGAGATTAAATTTGTTGGTAACAGAACATTTGCAGACTGGACATTAACAATTATCAATGACGAAGATTTTTTAACAAGAAACGCTATTGAGAATTGGATGAATTCATTGAATAGTAATGCAGGTAACATTAGAGCCGCTAATGCAATTAGTTCTACAAGTTATTCTACCGATGCTACCGTAACTCAATACGGTAAAGCAGGTGCTGACATTAAAGATTATACATTTGTTGGTATGTTTCCAACTGATTTGTCACCAATTGATTTGGATTGGGGTTCAAATGATACGATTGAAGAATATTCCGTAACATTTGCTTATCAGCACTGGACATCAAACACTACTACCTAATGTTATATTGGAGAACTTTCGAGTTCTCCTTTATGTTTTTGTGAACTTGAAATTTAAATAATATGACGCCTAACAATAAATTCTCTCTTTTTGGCTTTACTATCTCCCGTGATAAACTGGAGCAAGATAAAAAAGTCGAACAATCGTTTTCTCCTCCGGCGAATGACGATGGTGCACTCACGATTACTTCGGCAGCCTACTACGGTACATATGTCGATCTAGACGGTACTGCTAAAAATGAAGTAGAACTTATATCTAGATATCGTGAAATGTCAATGCAACCTGAGATTGAAGGTGCAATTGACGATATCGTTAATGAAGCCATCTGTGAAGACAAAGATGGCAACATTACACAAATTATTTTGGATGACTTGGATCAGCCAAAGAAAATCAAAGACGCAATCAAAGAAGAATTCAATACAGTCTTACGCTTGTTAAACTACAAGAACATGGCACATGATATCTTCCGTAGATACTATGTTGATGGTCGTTTATTTTACCACGTAATTATCGACAAAGAAAAACCAACCGAAGGTATCAAAGAATTAAGATACGTTGACCCACGTAAGCTACGTAAAATCCGTGAGATTAAGAAACGTAAAGACGAACGTACCGGTGTAGAGATTATGGATGTGGTCAATGAGTATTACATCTTTAACGACAAGGTAACTACTGGATCGTCTTCCAGTTTTGGTCCTGTTGGTATTCGTATCACGGTAGACTCTATTCTATCCGTTGTCTCAGGACTCATGGATTCACGCCGTGCTGTTGTGTTATCTTACTTACACAAAGCAATTAAACCTCTCAACCAGTTACGTATGATTGAAGATGCGACAGTTATCTATCGTATCTCAAGAGCACCAGAACGTAGAATCTTTTACATTGACGTTGGTAACTTGCCTAAACTAAAGGCTGAACAGTACCTACGTGATATCATGGTTAAGTATAAGAACAAGTTGGTTTATGACGCCAACACAGGTGAAGTCAGAGATGACCGTAAGTTCTTATCAATGATGGAAGACTTCTGGTTACCACGTAGAGAAGGTGGTAAAGGTACAGAGATTACTACATTACCTGGTGGCCAAAATTTAGGTGAACTCGAAGACGTTAAGTACTTTGAAAAGAAACTATATAAGTCCTTGTGTGTACCAGTTTCTCGTTTGAATCCCGAACAACAAGGTTTCTCTCTAGGTAAAGTCAATGAGATTACTAGAGATGAATTAAAATTTGCCAAGTTTGTAGATAGATTACGTAACAAGTTTGCTGAGATATTTGACCAAGCATTACGTGTACAATGCGTAATGAAAGGTATCTGTACAGACGATGAATGGAAACTATTCAAAGAAAACATTCAGTATAACTTTGTCAAAGACAATAACTTTGCCGAATTAAAAGATGCTGAGTTAGTTAGAGAAAGAGTTTCATTATTGTCAGAATTGGATGCTTATGTTGGTACGTACTTCTCACAAGCATGGGTACAGAGAAACGTCCTACATATGGACGATGATGAAATCAAGTTGATGCAGGAAGAAATTGAAGAAGAAAAGGCAGCAGGTCTAGGTTTACCAGTTGCAGTTACAAATCAGATTACTCAACAACAAATGATGAGTGATATTCCTCAACAACAAACTCATCCTGAAGATTTGGCAGCACAAGAATCTGAAACAGAAACAAAAGCCAAAACAAAGAATGAAGAAAAATCATTTGATAGACTTAAACGAATATTATAGGAGACCGAAATGTCAGATTACTCAACAAGAAATATAATTGATTACGCATACGATGATGATGGTAAAGCATTTCGTGATGCTCTATATGCCGAAATCCATGACCGTGTTGCAGACCAGTTTCAATCAAGAAAACAAGAACTAGCACAATCTTTCTTGGCACCAGAACATTCTTTTGGTTTACAAAAAGAACCAGCAGTTCAAGAAGAATCAGTTCAAATCCATGAAAAAGTTGGTGAATCACACCATGTACATACAGAAGGTGGTCATCACATTGGTACAGTTCACCATATAATGCACGATTACGGAGAAGGTTACCAAGCAGTTCATCACCCAATGGGACCAGAACATGGTATTAATGATATGCAACATTGCAATACTAAAGAAGAAGCTATTGGTTGTATTCACCGTATGCACCACTATCATGTTGGAAATATTGAAGCTGATGCTGAAAACGCCAAGCACCGCCATGAAATGGCAATGAGAAAGTTAAAAGCTCTTAAGAAATAAATGAAATCATTCGGTGATTTTAAGGTCAAAAGAACAGAACCTCCTGTAGAAGTACAGGAGGAATCTCTATTGGAAGCCGTAGATTATGAAGATACAAGAGGTGTCCTAGTTGAGGCATCTGAATCGGATCCGCCAGCAGTATTAGTGTTACGCAGAAAATCTATCAGAAGATTATCAAATAAACAAAAAGTGGCATTATACTATGTGGATAAGATTAATAAATATGTAACAATACCATATGAAGGTAACATATTATCCGCTTCTATTAATGAAGATTTTGAAGAATTAAACAGTTATGATATTATTTCAGAACTAAAAGACATTGTTGAAAATAATTGTAAGAAATCAATAATGCTAGAAGATGGTAACTGGAAGAACGTAAGTGTTCATACCGCAATGTCTATATTAGAAGTTTACGATAACCATTTGACCAAAGAAAACAAAAAGCTTTTTGCTGAAATGGCCATCAAGAGTGTTGCTGATTTCAACAGAGTGGTCGATTTTGTAATTAAAAACATAA